GCCGCTGCGGCGGGATTGGGCAAAGCTAAAGCTTTTTGGAACCCCCAGCCGTGCTGGGGGTTTTCTTTGCACAAAAATTATGGGTTCCGGAATTCTCCGGAACCCATTTTTTGCTCGATTTTTCTCGACATTTAACAACACCGGAAGCCTTGCCTATCTGCCTTTTCCGTGATATGCTAACCATACCATCAGGAAGGGGGGATTCAGGTTGCAGAAGCTATTGATCGCAGACAGTTCCGAAATATTCATGAGCGCATTGCAGAGCGCTCTGGGAACGGAATTCCAGGTACGCACCTGTGCAAACGGACATACCTTAAAAGAGCTTCTGTGCAGCTATCAGCCGGATATTCTGATCCTGAATCTGCTGCTTCCGTATGTGGATGGCCTGACTGTTCTGCAGGAATCTCCCTTCCGGCCTTCTCTTATTATGGCTGTCACCATGCATATGAGCGCTTATGTGGAACATGCTGTCACGGAGCTGGGCGTGGATTATACTCTGATTTCCCCCTCCGTGGAATCTGTTGTGCTGCGGCTGCAGGATCTGCAGAAGCAGTACGCGGTTACTGCTGACAATACGGATCTGGATACCATGATTGCGCACCATCTGCATCGATTGAATTTTCAGATCCATCTGGACGGTTACCGGCAGCTGTGTCTGGCGCTGCCCATATTCACCCGGAATCCCCAGCAACTGCTGACCAAGGAACTGTATCCTGCAGTGGCAAAGCTCTGCGGCTGCAAGGACGGCCGCAATGTAGAGCACTCCATCCGCAAAGCCATCCAGGCTGCATGGCGTCAGCGTGATAATGCGATCTGGCGCAAGTATTTTGCAGGCGGTATGGACGGTGGAATCCCCTGCCCCTCCAATAAAGAATTTATCTGCCGGCTGGCAGAAATACTGAATGCCCAAAACTGCCTGCCATAAATCATAACCACCGGCTGTGCCGGCGGTATGCACAGGCACCCTTAGGGCCTTTTGCCAGTCGAGACTATCCATTGTCCTTTGCTTGCGTGTTCTGCCCTGCCACTGCAGCTGCAGTTATGCATGCACCCATAGTCCCCTCTGGTGAGGGGAGCTTTCCGCTGCAGCGGGATTTAGCAAAGTGAAAGCTTTTTGGCCCCCCAGCCCTGCCGGGGAGTTCTTTGTACCAAAATTACCCCGCCGGCAAATGCCGGTGGGGTTTTCTTACTGCTTTTCATGTTGGGTGCCAAAGTAAAAGGACACCACCATGGAGATAATGATCATTACATTGTCCGCGCTGATGGTACCCCGCAGGGCCAGCACCGCAAAAACTGCCGAAACCACCAGGGTGACGATGGTTTTGACTTTGATGAGGTTGGCAAGATTCTCCTTAAATGTCTTCACTGCTTTTCTCCCCTTTCCAAATCCGCGATCCTGTGATTCATGACCTTGATCTGCTCTTCCACCACCGGCAGCCGCTGGGCAAATCCATTGTGGAGCCGCACTTCCCGGGTCAGTTCCTGGATCTTTGTGTCCGTTACTGCCTGAGCGATTTTCAGGGAAGTCTCGTTTCTTCTGGCGGTGGCGAGGCAGGTGGCTACCACCCCTGCCAGAGAAAGGCCGCCGGTGATCAGCGCCACCGCAATTGCTTCACTCATTGGTTCCCGGCCTCCCTTATTTTGCTTCCACGATCATAGCAGGAAAACCGGCGTCCGTCAGTTTCTTCTCCATGCCTTCAGCCGCCTGACGGGTGCTGTAGGCGCCTACCTGCACCCGGTAGAGGGTCTTTTCTTCTTCCGGCCGGGGCTCCTTCTTTTCCAGTTTCAGATACTCCGCCGCTGCCTCGGCATAGGCGATGCCCAGTTTCTCCAGTTCCGCGTCCTCATTCCAATCGGAGATATCCTTCTTGTTATCCACAAAGGCACCCTCATTCAGCACAGCAGGCATATTGGTCTGCCGCAGCACCGCCAGATTGGGACGCAGTTTGACACCGCGGCTGTTCTGGCCAGCTGCCTTCACATGCTTTACGAACACCTGGCCAAGACCGGTGCGTTTTTCGTTGTGTACCAGTGCTTCATAGCCGTCACCGCCGCCGGCATTGAAATGATTGGACACAAACAGATCCGCACCCCATGTGTTGGCATCGGCCGCAATGGCAGACAAGCCGTCCATGGAGCCGGGTGTCATTTTGATTTCGCAATCAAAATTTGCAAGTAAATGATCCCTCATAAAGTTTGAAACTTTTACATTCAGCTTTCTTTCGGTCTCATACCCGACAGCGCCGGGATCCACATTGGAATGCCCGGGATTGATATAGATTTTCTGACGCATGCTTTTCCTCCTTACACGCAAACGATGGCATCGTACTGGGTCCGGGTGATCACCCCTTTATCCAGAGCGTTTTTTACCATTGCATCTGTCCAAAGGCCCAGGCTGTGCCATCTTCTGATTCTCTCAAACATTCTTTACACCTCCAGCAGTGTATCGGTCATCATGGCCGTGTAGACAAGCTGTGCTTCCATTTTGTCCAGATGAGTCGGCAGCTGTTCCGGTTCCGGAAGGGGATCATAGCAGAATTCCCCATCCGCATACCGGTAATCCGCCAGATCTCCCCCAGGAAGTTCCGCCACGGTCACCGCATTCTTCGGTCCGAATTTTGCCGCCGTGGCCGACAGCACCCGGCCATTCTCCCCCAGACTCAATGCATACTTCATGCCACAACCCCCTTAATACCGTAAATTGCCACCGGAATGATATAGGAATTGGCAACGGTGGAACTGCCGTGATAGGCTGCCTTGAAGGAAAGATAACCGTTTTCGTTCAAAACCACCTGTCTCGTGGCTACCTCTCCCCGGTAGCCGGAGATACTGATCAGGAACAGCTCTGTACCCACCTTTGCACGCTGCGCACTTGTGTAAGCACTGGTGCTGCTATAGTTATAATGGATTTCGATCATGCTGTACCCGTTCAGTGGGCCTGCGGACAGCGCAACATCCTGCACCGGGAAAGAACTGGAAGGATCCGCGTTTTCCCAAAGCAGTTCCATGCCGGTCTTGCAGTCGGCATAGGCTTTGTTAACCGCATCCGCATCTTCCAGCGGTTCCGGCAGGCCGGTCAGGGAATTGCCATCCATATCGAGATCCCCTTCCAGGGTGTCTCCGGTTCTGGAAACGGCTACTGTCCGCACAAAGTCGCTGTGCTCCTGCCCCTGAAAATAAACCGGCACATTGAACCGGACATCTTCCCTGCCCCAATCGAACACCGGAATGCCCGGATTGATCCGCACTGTATTTGTAACCGTGCTGACGGCATCGGATACTGTCAGGCTGATCTGATGGGACTGGGTATAATCCAGGCCCTGCAAAGCCGCGCGCAGGCTGAAGGTGTTTTCCTCAATTTCCGGTATGACCGTCACCGGTTCCCCGCCGTTGATCTGATATTGCAGCTGCAGATTGTTTTCCGTGGCGCCGAAGCTTCCGTTGTAAAAACTGCCCTCTGCCTGCAGCACCGCATCGCCGCTGGTGGCATCCGCTCTGGCGGCAGACAGGTGGAAATTGGGAACAAAATAGGGGAGCAGATGCAACTGCACAGGCACCTCGGCGGTATAGCCGCGGCTGTCCTTAACTGTAAAGCGCAACAGATCCATCTCTATTCTTTCCAGCGTAACAGTATCTTCCGTCAGGGGCTCACCGTTCAGTTTTCTCTCTACGATTTCCGCGCCGTACTGTCCCCGGATCTGCAGGGCGCACAAGGCGTTGGATGCGTAGCGGATGAATACTGTCTTATCCTCTGTCAGTCTGAGGGTTTCCGGGGCAATATCTTCTGCCGATACCTGCAGTTGCGGGCCGCACCGGGCAGGATCTGCCCGGACCGTAAAGGTTGCCACCTGTGGTTCTCCGATGGGACTGCCATCAAGATAAGTGGTGCAGGTCAGCGTACAAATCTCCGAGGGTTTCGCCGGGATCTCATAATAGAAACTCTCCGGCAGCAGGAATGCCAGGCTGGAAGCGGTGACCGCCACCGACTCCGGCACCGGACCGCTTTCGGAGAGAAAACCCGATAAAGTACCGAATCCATAGGCCACAGTATACGTGTAAATGTCGCTTTTCCTGCCGATGGTCACCATGCTTACGCTGCCGATGTCTGCGTCCGTAGCGACAATGGTGGCTGCACGGGGGATGCCCGTAAGGGTCACGGATCCGGAAATGGTGGTCTTTGTGAGGGTCGTATCCGTGATGCCGCCGGTAGCAGAGATGGTAACGGTTTTTGTGCCGTCATCATTGTGGGGCACCCGCACTGTATGGGAAATGGTCACCGTATTGCTGTTTTTGGTGATCTCCACATACTTTCCACTGACGGACTTTTTGTTTCCATCGATGGTCAGGCTGCCCGCCCAGTGTCCGTAGGTCATATAGCTGTCCGTACGGGAATAGGACAGCTTGGCAGTCACATCGGAGTAGTTGCCCTCAACATTCTCCGTGGCTGTCCATGAAATTTTCGGTTTGATAGCCGAGTTGCTGGTTTTGCCGTAAAAGCTTCCGCTGATCGTCATAATCCCTCCTTATCCTATGTAAAAACAGGCGGTACGGTCACCGCTGTAGTCCTCAATACGGGAATTTTCTCCAATGATCAGGTAGTTACCCACGGTCACATCCCGGGCCTCCACGCCCTGATTGTTGGCCTGCAGCACCGTCTGTCCGTTTCTGCGGACATACATGCCCGTATGATCCAGCAGATTCTCCATATCCGAGCCGGAGCGTGAGATCTGCAGTCCTTTGTCGTCAAAGGTATAGCCAAGGGTGGTTTTCACCTTTCCGGTTCCGTTTTCCAGAATGGTTTCCAGTTCCAGCTTCATATCTTTGGAGGTCTGGGTCAGCGTGCTGACTGTTCCGGCGATACCTTCCGCTGTCTTCTCCTGACCTTCCACCCGGCTGCGGATGCCCTCCAGATCCAGATTGACCGCAGCCAGTTTCCCGTGGGTATCCAGATTTTCTACTTTCAAACCATCCACATCGGTACGAAGATTCAGGATCTTGCCGGATAAGGCCCGAAAACCCAGATTATTCACGGCACTGCTGCTGTCACGGCGATGGCTGCCGGTGCATTCCAGCGTGTCCCGCAGGCCGTCCGAGGTTTTCTTCATCACCCAGACAGAAAATGTCTTGCCGTTAATATCCGTAAGCGTGATCACATCGCCGGGGCAGATCTCAGGACTTGCCGGAATCGTTACTTTACAGGGGGTATAGGTGACATCCTGCAATTGCGCATACAGGGTCTGGGCCACAGTCAGGAGGGTCTCACTGTCCTGGGCCGCCAGCATAGGATTATTCTCGATGATGCAGGTGTTCTTTTCGCCCGGCTCGTCAGGCCAGACCGTTCCCACATCCTCGGCAGTCTGCCGCAGCTGTACCTTTTCAACAGGTGTCACCTGATAGTCTGCGTATTCCAGTTCTCCCTGATAGTAAAATACGCTGCCATCACTCTCCACGGGGGCAACGGTCAGCGTATCATTGGGGACATACCAGGCAAACTCCAGTGCTCCTTCTGCGGTTGCCCGGCAGAATCTGCCGGTAATCTGACCCAGCCACTGCATCAGATGCCGTCCTGTGACATTCTCGCCTGCAAAGGGCTGGATATAGAAATCGGCATTGGGAAGTTCCTCTTCCACAAGCTGAAGACCGCACTGGTCACAGACCAACTGCGCGAATTCCCATGCCGCATAGGGCCATTCTTCGAGACCCGACAGCCACAGGCTCAGATCTTTGTCCAGACGGCTCACGGCATCGTAAGCCGTGAGCTGCAGGGTGTGGGCAGAAGTACGGGCAGGTTTTTCCAGATAAAAGACTCCCAGCTGTGTGCGGTTTTCTTCCTCGTCTACCCGAAAAACCGTGACCGCATCTCCGGCAGTCAGAGACAGGCCGCCGTTGGGTGTGATCAGTGCTGCCCGCAGTTCACCGGTACAGGCAGAGCCTAAGGTCAGCTCTTCCCCGCTGTTGACCGTCTGCGTAATCGTTACGGACTGCAAGGGGTTTTCCTGCCCGGGACCGGAAAACAGCTCCGTACCGTCGGGAAGTCTCAGTAAATGTCGATACATACCATCCCTCCTAGCACTCAATAACGGTGAACTTATAGTTCCGGTACAGACCCAGCCGTGCGTTCTGATAGGTCAGACCCGTATTGGAGCAGTAGGCCTTGCAGGTGGCCTCCGTACCGTCTGCGGACAGATAGGAAAACTGGAATGTTGCTTTGCGGGAGAGCAGATTCTCCATATACTGGAACTCCTCCCGATTCAGAGCGAAATATTCAAAGGCCCAGGTCTTCACCCGCTTGCGGACCCGGATGCGGTGCATCACACCGCTCTCGTCACGGCCTGCGCTGCCTGCGTCCAGGTCGGTGAGGGTCAACTCCACATCCGCATCCGGCACAAGCACAGGGGATCCGTCAATTTTATATTCTTCAAAAAACTTCATCAGAAACCTCCCTGCATGGTGCTGATCCGGCGGTTGTAACGACTGACAGCTCTGCCCAGCACTTCGTCACCGATGTGGATTCCCAGCACCGCCTCCAGAATTTCTTTCTGGACGCCCACAGAGGCTTCAAAGCCCCGCAAAATAGCTGCGGTCTGATCTTCCATCACCAGGGAAACCGCCTCCTGAATGGTGGAAAGGGGCGCTTCCACGTTGGTACCGTGCTTCTGGTCGCCCACCATTGCCAGGAAAGGCTTTCCCGCAGGCAGCACTGCGCCCTTGGCCAGCTGGGGAATCTGGGGTGCGGACACCGTAGGCAGATTCACACCGAACCGCTTGCCGCCAATATTCGGCACCCACTCAGGCACCGTAAAGGACAGCTTGTTGGCCGCCCGCACCACTGCGTTCAGAGCCGCCACCAGCCGGGACACCATGGAGTTGAGCAGCGTGATCACACCGTTGACCGCGCTCTTCAGAAACAGCCGGATGCCCTCCCATGCCTTCTTCCAGTTGCCGGAAAACACACCGGAAAGATAGGTGGTCAGACTGTAGAGCATATCCAGCACATAGCCAACGGTTGCGGCAACCGTCTGGGAAACGATGCCGAAGACCGTGCTGAAATGGTTGCCCAGCGCCGTCAGCACGGGACTCACCACCGACCATACCTGTGTTGCCATCTGAGAAATATTCTGAAAGATGCCCACGATCACAGGATTCTTCTCCTGAAACACCTTTGTCAGCAGTTCAAAGCCCTTCCTCCAGCTTTCCAGTGCCCCGACGACCGCTTCTCCGATGAAGGCCACCACCGGCTTCAGCGTCTCCCAGAGGAGCATCACGCCCTCTACTACAGGCGAACAGGCAGCGGTGATCATGTCCAGCTTTGCCGCCCAGGCTTCCGTCAGGACCGGTGCCAAAGTCTCCAGTATCCAGGCGGCAAAGGGTGTCAGAATCTCAAACCAGAGATAGCTCAGCGCCTCCCCCGCCAGGGCTGCCAGCTGGGTGAAGGATGTCCACAGGGTCTGCAGCGCCAGCTGCAGGGGCACCAGGTCAATGGCCATCAGGGGTGCCAGAACCGCCAGCACCTTGTCCACAAGGGCCTGCACCTGGGGCGAGATGGGGTCGGGTGTAAAACCGCCCCACAGATCGATGCTGCCGCCGCCACCGCCGCCGGAGCCGGAGCCGGAGCCGGTTCGCTGGTTGAGCCGCTCCAGCTGGTCAAAGCCTGCCAGGCTGCGCCTGACCGCCTTACCTGCCGCTCTGGCGGCAGATCCCAGCTTCACCTCAGTTTTTGTGGCTTCTTCAGCAGAGCTTGCCAGGTCGCTGTTGCCGGTGATGCCGGCGATGATACCCCGCATGAACTGCCCCACCACACCGGCAAAGCGGATCACTGCCTGAATGGCCGTGTTGATCATCGGTACAAACACCGATGCGATGGGTGCTACCGCCTCGGCGATGGCATACTTCATTCTTCCGAAGGAAAGCTGCAGGGTCAGCAGTTCATCGGCCAGTTCTTTGCCGAAACGGGTAACGGTATCTTTATAGTCTTTATAGCCTTTCACGCTGAAAGCTTCCCGCAGCGTATCGGCAATGGAACCCAGTACCCGGTCCAGACCGCTGAAGGCAACCTTTGCTGCCTTGATGCCCATCACAAGGCCTTCTGTATTGAACTTCAATTCTGTAATTTTTTCTGCCACGGTTTCACCTTCTCACATTGAAATAATTGTTTTCTTGCATTATTCTTCTGCCTCCTGTATAATAAATCCAAAAGGAGGGCTGGTCATGCGTTGTGAATATTGCGATGTGGAAGTCACCCAATATCCGGATAACGGCATCTGCGTCTGCTGCGGCGGCAGGCTGCCTCCCAGACCCGCCGTCACCCCTGCGCAGCCGGTGTATGCACCTGTGCAGACGGAATATCGCCCTGTGCAGCAAAAAGTGCCGTTTGTCCCCGGCATCAACTGCTGCCCCAAGTGCCACAATACCCGCCTGGTCTTCGAAAAGCGCGGTTTTTCCTGGGGTATTGGTATTTTGGGATTCTTCTTTGTTCCTGTATTTGGCATTCTGCTGGGTTTCTGCGGCAGCCGCAGTCCCCGGATCAGATGCACAAACTGCAGTCACAAATGGAAGCGCAATTAACCCAATAATTTCTTGAGTCTTTCCTGCTCCGCCAGTTCTTCGGCGGAGTATTTTTTGCGCATTTTTACCTTTGCCCTGTTGCGGCGGTAGTACTCCTGCTCATAAGGCTCCAGCTTTTTGCCCCGGCGGAGCTTATCCCGGATCCCCACCAGCGTGGAAAGATTTCCCTCTCCGATGCCGTGAAA